TTAAAAGTTTATATTTAGAACCATGATTGCCTTCTCTTCCAACTCTTTCAACTTGTCGTAGTTGTACTTATTAGCCTGTATTTCTTGAAATAGTTCATTCGCTTTATCCTGCAAAAGTGTGTTGGCAAACCTGTCAGGATGACATTTTACTTTCAGTTTATCATACAATGGTTTCGAATTGAAAGCGCTATTTATCGTATTACCTAAGTTGATAGGGGCCGATTTCAGTTGCTCTTTTACTTTCATATGTCCCTTTTGAGGATGAAATATAAGCCTACTTGCTAAATATAGAATTACGAATACTTCTATGATAGCAATCCAAAACCAGATATTTCCAGTATGGACTGCTTGATTACTGACTGACATACTGTCTACAACTAAATTATCCATTTTACATATTATTTTGATTCAACATTAACCCTATATGTGCATGATCTATTAGTTTCCATCGGCACCCATAAACTCCAATATCATCACAAACTTCTAACGTATCCCAACCTAAAGCAACCAGCCGCCTGACTAATAAGGAATCTGCAAGTACGACTTGACCTATCTGCATCATCTCGTCTTTGCTCAATGCCCGTCCAGCTAAAGCTTGAATACGGAAACCTGTGTACATCCAATTTGAAAATACGTGCCTATATTCACGAACTCCTTTTGTTATACTGGCTTTTAACATGGTTGGTGCTATTCCTTGAACGAAAGCCTCTCGTGCCATATAATTGAAATTATATACCAATTGATTACGATCTGAACGATCTTTAAACCACTCGATAAGATTATTCCATATATTCCCAATCGTGTTTATCATCTTTCTTTTCTCCTTTCTTTAACAATATCTATGTTAGGAAAACATTACTATATTTATTTTAAAAATTTATGTTCAAAAAGAATTTATTCTACCTAACAGCCAATTATAATGAGGCTCAAAATTTTTCATGAAAAGAACCATTTTCTCTAATATCCTTGTATCTGATTGGATTCTCTTTATTTCTTCGAAAACTTTCTCTTTATTTAGGATAGATTCCAAAGGTGCCTCACAAATAAAGAAATACAGACTATATGGCATATACATCTCAGTGCTGCTCTCTATTAAACCTTGTAGATCATTCAAATAAAATGGAGTTCTGATTTCGATCAGAGCTTTTGTGTCAAGAAATTCATCCATTTTAGTTTCTGGCTTATCTTTGAAGTTTCGATATGCTGCATTAATCTTTTTGTCTATTTCTGGAACATAAACGTTTGGTATCTTTTCTTTTGCTAAAAGAAGATTTTTAGCCATACACGCATCGAACAAAAAAATCTCTAATTGTTGAGCTTTTGAAAGACCTTCAGAGGAAAAATTCTTTATACCTTCTTCTATGAGAGTAGATATAAATGTTATGACTTTTTCCAAATCACCCGTTTGTTTTCCCAATATATTAATAGGAGATGCTATTTGGTGCATATCTTGTATAGTACGTGAATTATTTGTATTGGTACTTATGGTACTATCACAAGATATCCATTTTTTTTCAGTTTCTGTAGGGGGACTTTTTCTTCTTGCGCGTTTGTCACCCATTATAAAAAGTACATAGAACAACACTGCCTCAATAACAAGAAAAACAAATATATTTTCAGCGGTAAACAGTGATGCTATCTGACGAGGTCTCCATACTCCATCGGATCCCATTGTATGAGTTTCCCTTATATTGACTTTTGGACCATACGGGTCAAGAGGGGGAGGAGGCGGTGTTTGTCCCCGATAGCTATTTTTGGACAATGCCTCAGAGTAGGAATTACTTCTTTCTTTGGCAATATACGGCTCTTCGTATTGGGCTGCTTTTAAACTTGCATTATAATCTGGTAGTTCAGGTTGAGCATACACGCCTTCTCCCGGCATGTAATCTGGGACCAGAGGTGTCGTTGTTTCTGGTAATGTTGCAGGGAGATAATTTTCTTTCTCGGCTATTTCCCTCTGTCTTGCTACATCTTCGTATGTCGTTCTTGAAGATGTTTGAGCAACGTTACTTTCTATGTTTACTGAGGCAATTAAGAGAGTACATAAAAGATTAACTAAGCATTTCATAATTTCTATTTTTCCCCTTGTTCCCTACAGGGGTGTCAATAAAAAAGCGTGGGAACCATCGTCTACTACTGTTCTGAGGCTCTCGACTGCCCACACTTCAATAATAGAACAATGATCCCACGCTTTATGTATCTATATAGTCTACCTGTCAAAGGCAGATATACGACAAAACATAAGCGTAGGAACCATTTGCCTATTATCTTGAAGTGTTGAAATTGTCGAGATTTCAGAACAAGATAATATCGAAACGCTTCTACGTTATTTCCAATACGCTGCAAAGGTAAAGCATTAATATTATCTGTGCAATGCAAAACCTTATATTTTATCATTTTAATTGCTTCTGACGGCTTTTGTCTCTTTGGTGATACCTTTCTTCTCTGGCGTAAGAAATAGCCTTATAACGCTTCTATCTGCATTTAGGCACGATAGTCTGGATATTGGATAAGTATTTTGGGATATGTAAGGTCCGTATATACCTACCTTCCATGAACCACCCCCGTTCATTACCCGTTTTTGGGGTTACTTACCCCTGTTTTTTGCACGAAAAGTCGTTTTTTCTCTATACAAGAGCGTAAAAATAAGGGAAAAATAAAAACATTTTTGATCGGTAAGAAAAATCGGTAAAGAATGTCGGTTGTGCCCTTTCTGTAAGCGAAATCTATGGGCTTTTGGCTGGATTTTTTATGTTCAAAACGGGACAAAGGGGTACCAATAACAACAAATTTTCTCCTGATCGTATTCCAAAAGTCCAAATAAACAAACTTCATGCAAATACAAGCTAAAACAGTTCTGCAATAGCTTGGCTCTTTGGATTGACTTTTGGTTATATGCAAGATGATCAAACAATGAAAGTATGTTCTTGTCTGGTACCGTTAACAGCCGACATGCGTTCCAGAAAGAAACAGGCAGTCCCGGCACCCAGAGGTGGCAGCCTTCGTCGACCGCCTGTTCCCTCTATGGCTGGGTGCTCCTGCTGTCTCTTCCGCCGTTACTTGCCTGCAACATCAGAACCGATCTCCATATACCGACATTGGATTTTTCCCTTGTTTTGGGCTGTTTTAAGCATGTGTGTCGAGTTGTTTACAACTTATCCAATATGACTTTGATATAGCTTAAAATAGTCCCTATGTGGGGATATATGAGATGTATATAGGAAATGTGTTCTTATGTATCAATATCAATATTTGATAATAACTTACACCTTAATTATTAGAGAATGCCCAATTCTAACAAGACATGCATTCTGATCTTATAATTGAGTTCTGTTATTAAGGGCTCTTCTTTGGTCATAGAAGAATCTCCAATAAGTTCTTTTAGATTTTTTCCAAAACGATGCCTTTCTTGCGCATTCAACCCATTTTGAAGAAATTCTATTATATCCATCCTTTCTTTCTCTGATATAGATTTGAGTAGGTAGCTTGTTAGAAATTTTAGAGCCTTACTCGTGGTATTGCAGATATTTGGATCGTATACAGGGATATTTATTTTTTCTATATCGAAATATTTATTCATCCATTTAAGAACAATATTTCGATAAAATTCTGGATCAGATAGTGTTGCTGCTGTTATGGGCCTATCATAATCCAGTTGTTTACGAAGATGGCCGCTCCATTTACATTCGAATCTAAGTAAGTGGCTTTCTTTCTTCCATAGTTGATTACCCTTATCGTAGAAAACAGAAGATTGGGGATTTTTCTCCCCTTTGGAATTGTAATAACGGGTAGTTTCATAGTCTAAATTTTTTTTACGTCGAGCGCAGCCTCCTAAAAATGGAAAATAACACTTGGCGTTATGGGACATTTCAAATGTTGCCGCTATGTCTATACGTGTAACATAAGCAGAGTTTATATCCAACTGCAAAATGCCACTAAGTAAGTCTATGGCTTGCTTGATCTCTTCTCTTCCCAACAAATGTAAGTTTTCTCCATAATAGAATTGGGCAAGGCTCCCTTCTATGGTAATGTATGAAGTGTAGATCTTAATTATCAAATTATCCAATTGATAGGACCAACGTTCATAGTGAACACTTGTATCTAGTATGGGGCTTAAAACGAAGTGATAAAATATAGATAGGACGAAAATAATAGTATGAGGCTATAAAACAGCAAGTTATAAAGGAATAGGCTCGAACGACCTCGCAAAACGAAATAACTTTATCTTTACCTTATGTTTACATTCGAACGCCTGATTTGGGGCGATTCTTTGCCTTATCTTTACATCGGGCTTTGCATGGTGTATCTTTTATCGCTGAAGATATGAAACGCCGCCAGATCGCCTTAAAACAGGTTGGTTTGGTTGGCGTTCTTTTTATGTCGTTTCGTTATGCGTTTTTGGAAGTTTAACGTATAAAATACTTCCAAATAATTATTATTTGGTACTTTTGTGTAAAAGATATTTCCAAATAGCATGGAGAAACGAGAGGTAAAAGTAGTGCATGTACACCTGATTTTCGAGAAGAAAGATTTCTATTTCGGAAGTCTGTCGGCAGTGTTTGATACGCTGGAGGAAGAGCGGATCGGTATCAAGAAAAGTACCCTTTTACACGCTGGTTTGACTGATGGCAGCATAAAGATGACACAAAGAGCCAGGATTGTTGTTTCTCACCTTATTAGAGGCAATCGTTAAACCGTTGTTATATTGCTGTTTAAAGGCTGTTGTGATACTCGTTTCCGTAGTATCATAGCGGCCTTTCTTTATGTGCGTAAAAACAAAAAGAACTACAAAAAGACTTATATAAAAGAACTACAATCATAAATGTTAAAACACTTACAAAAGACTTACAAAAAGTCGTATTTTCGATATTGTACGGATATATAAAAAGTCAGAAAAACGGCAGCTTTGACAAAAAAATATCTTTAAGTGGGTAGAAAAAGCCACCAATATAAACGTATTAATCAATGTGATTATGTGTATTATATTGCATATTATCAAGTAGTTATGACTTGTATCTTCTATCCTCGCTTTCATTTTTGCGTGCGTATGCCTTTGAGGGCTATTCAAGCCCCACATGGCCAACCACAACGGCGATACCGGTTATTTCGTCAACAGGTATGTCAAATGGCGGATATTCTTTGTTGTCTGAGACTGCGCGTAAATGTTTTTTGTCTTCCCCTGGCATAAGTCGTTTCACTAATATGCCTTGCTCGCGTGTAGCTATTACGTGGCACTTATTCCATTGCAGGAATTGAGTGCTGCGGAGTATAGAGCATGCGATAACGTCTCCCGGATTAAAGTGAGGGTACATGGAAAGCCCAGAAACCTCAATCATAAAATCAACATGGCAATATTTGAATTTAGGAATAACATAATACTCCTTTACGTCGGCTTCTTCAATAGAAAAATCTCCATTACCGAAACCGGCTGCTGCCTTTCGTGTCACTAAAGGGATGGGGTGCAACCCGTTTCGTGCGGCCTCAGCAAATGGTATAGCTTCCGGTTTGCTAAGAGTGCTATCTATTGAGGTTTCAGGTGAAGAACATACTGATCTTACCTGTGCTAAATCTCCTTGTGAAGAACTGCTTTCCTTTAGCATTGCTCCCTTTCCATTGCTAAGTAACCAAGCAGGGTTAAGATATTCGCATTTTGCGAATATTAATTCAATATCAAAAGTATTTCTTTTAAGCCACGAACTAATTGTTTGTGGTGTAACGCCTAATATATTAGCAAACTGGGCCTTATTTCCACCTGTGCAATGGCGTATAATAGCATTTAACATTTCTGTTTTTTCCATGTGTCTCAATAAATATATAAGCATTTTGAGAAATAATTCTCAATTTGCTTGTTTTGTATTCGCAAACTGCTTATATTTGCAGCATATTAACAATGATAACGGGCGGTAAATATAGAAAAAACGCTCAAGACGGCATAATTAAAACGGTTAAACATGAAAGCAATTAAAGTCTTTATCGACGAAAGGGAGCAGTTTAAGATGCTGAACCTTATAGAAAAGTTCAACGGCCACGAGGATATTGTGGCTACGGGGACGGGGCAAACGGATTTTGTAGTAGCCACTTCTGGCGAATGTGCGATGGCTTATGTAAGGGCGGTTCTTGCCGGAAAATTGGATGATTGTACGATTGAAACTATAAAATAAAGGAGGAAAGGCACATGAAAGTGAATCGTAAGGCTGGAACTTGTAATAGTTGGCAGGAAATGGACATAGAGAGTCGTCAAGCTGTGTATTTGGCGGAACGACTGGTTGAAAATAAGCGTGGTGTGGTGGTTGGAAAAGAACATATCGGAAGTTGTACGTTGGAGGTATGTTACGGGTGTAACATTTCTAATACCCAAATAGATATAGTGGATCGTTATGGACTGACAGTAGCTTTTTACTCCAACGGTTATTTCTACGATAGCATTTCAAAACAGCGTGTGGAATTATTCTAAACAAAGAATAATTAGAACAGAATAATAACGGTATTTAAAAAGCAATAGAATATGAAACGACAAATAATAATCGACAGCGACGCAAGAAAGAGACTCCAGGAGGCATTTGGAGTTACCCGCGTTACGGTGTGGAAAGCACTCAACTATGAGAGCGACAACGAATTGGCCCGGAAAATCCGCTATACGGCCAAAAAGGAAATGGGCGGCGTGGAAATAAACGGTTCGCTTCCGGGTTTTGATACGACCCACCAAACGGCCGAAGGAACTATGACACAAACATTCGGTCCTCGTGTGAAAATCATATTGCACATGAATACCAACCGGCTGGCGGTATTGGTAGACGGCGAGGTTTGCCGGATTGAAGACGGGCTTACCCTTTCCGAATTTATGAGTGTACAAGGCGAAGTCTATAAAATGGCTCAGTCTTTACAGGGATAAGGAGGTTTGATATGGAATACTTCGGAAAAATATTATGTATTTCAAAAGAGGACCTGACAAGGGATGATCGCCCGATGGTAGGAGGCTATCAGATAGACGACATTAAAGCTCCTATTATGAGTGTAAGTTGCTACGATCAACTGGTTTATAGAAAGAAAATTCGAGTTATCCGAAAAGGCGTAGGTCGTGGTGTTACCGCATTAGTTTCAGTTGAGAGTCTCCCGGAGAAATATCGAAAAAGAGTAGAAGAAAAATACGGCAATATGCGCCTGGAAATACTTAGACATTGGTTTTTGGTTCATTGGGTGGTAGACGATTCCGCCCGGACATTTTATACTCGGAAAAGCCTTGTTCTCGGTGATAATTTTGATTTGGAGAAACAGCAGGAATGTGTTCTGAATGCTTCTGCAATACAGGCTGTTCTTAGGCTGATGGACGACGTAAAAATGCAACGTGCCGTCATGCAGGGCGAACGGTTATGCTGGGAGGAAATGGCTGGTGCGATCAATTTCTATCAAGCCGAGTTCGGCCATACGCTCCCCCTTTCGGTAAACCGCTTTAAAAAGAAGGTTCTCGAATTTAAAGAGAAAGGCTACGAAGCCCTTATCAGCAAGAAGTTTGGTAACCAGAACACGCGCCTGGTGAACGTGAAGATCGAAAAGCTGCTTGTCAGTATCGCTGCACGTCCCAATCGGCCGTGGAACACCAGCGTTTGCGATATGTACAACCAGTTTGTACGTGGCGAGTTGGAAATGTTCAATCCGGAAACCGGAGAAATCTATAACCCGGCGGATTTTACAGATAAGAAAGGTAACCCGATAGAGTTAAGCCCTTCGACCGTTCAATATTATTTGACGTTGCCTAAAAATCAGGCCTTGATAGACAAACAGCAGATGAGCTGGACAACCTTCATGCACGAGCAACGCCCGCACGTCCATCGCGAATCACCCGAATACAGTTTCAGTAAGGTATCTTTTGACGACCGCGATTTGCCGCGCAAATTGAAAGACAGCAAACAACGTCCGAAGGCTTATTATGCTTATGATGTGGCAAGCCAGTGTGTGGTCGGATTCTCCTACAGCCGGAAAAAGGACGTGGATTTGGTTGTGGATATGTTTCGAAATATGTTCCGGCTGATAGAGCGTAACGGTTGGGGAATCCCGGCACAGGTAGAAGTCGAGAATCATTTAATGAGCCAATGGAAAGAGGGTTTTCTGGAAGCTGGGAAGGTGTTTAAGTTTGTCCGCTTTTGTGCCCCGCAAAATTCGCAGGAAAAATACGCTGAGCCACTGAACGGAGCCAAAAAGCGAAGTTTGGAACACGAACATCAGTTAGGTATTGGTCGGTTTTACGCCAAAAGTAAGAAGTACCGGACAGAGGCAAAGAAAGTGTTCGACGAACTAAATGATACTTACGTGGATAAACAATATTACACGTGGGAGGAATTGATTGCGGAGGACCAGGAGATTATTAGGTTATTTAATGAATCACTTCATCCGAACCAAAAAAAATATCCGGGGATGAGCCGTTGGCAGGTGCTTTGTGAACGTATGAACCCGAATTTACAACCGTACGATAAAGCCTATATAGCCCAATTTATTGGCGAGTGCGTACCGACCACTATCCGGCGTAACAGTTACTGCCGGGTGAATTATACGGATTATTGGTTGAGCTCTCCGGAGGTCATAGAGAAGTTATCCCCGAATAATTATAAGGTGGATGCTTACTATATACCGGAAGAGGACGGTAGCATAAAGGACGTGTTTATTTATCAGGACGGGAAACAGATCGACACGTTGGTTGATATGGGGCGGTTCAATACTGCTGATGTGGAACAGACTGAGGAAGATAAGCGAATTTTAGGTAAACAGATGAAATATATCCACGCTTTTGATGAAATGATGGTCCGCAACGGCGTTACCCCCGTCGGCACCTTGAAATCGGAATCCGTCAAACAGATAGCCTCGGCACCGGTTAAGGCAGTGAAGATACCGAAAACAGAGGAGATTGACTACTTAAATTATTTCAAAGGCAAAGATTACACCCGTATCGGACAAGATGCGGTTTAAACAGCATTATAAAACAATTCAAAAAGCATTATAACATGGAAGTAACGAAAGAAATAAAAGACCGTATATTGGCCGCTATTCGTGTCAATCGTGAGAATTATCCGAGTGACAACAAGCACGCTGCCGCATTGGGTATTTCAGCAAGTGTGTATAACTCTTTAAAAAAAGGAATAACGGATAAACAGGTAAGCGATACGAACTGGATTTGCCTTGCTCGCCGGTTGAACGTCTCTTTGCAGAACGAAATCGAATGGAAAGTCGCCGAAACTCCGACTTTCCTGTTTATCACAGAACAGCTTCGCACTTGCCAGGAAAGCGGTGTGTCTGCCCTGCTTTGCGACCTTGCCAATATCGGAAAGACATTCACGGCACGCGCCTATGTTAAAGCACATCGCAACGCTATCTATGTGGATTGCTCTCAGGTAAAGAACAAATCACGCCTGATCCGCTTTATCGCCAAAGAGTTCGGTGTAAATAACAACGGCCGGTATGCAGACGTGTACGATGACCTTTGTTTTTATCTCCGGACGTTGGAACATCCGCTTATCATATTGGACGAGGCCGGAGACCTGCAATATGACGCTTTTCTCGAACTGAAAGCCCTGTGGAATGCTACTGAACGCGGTTGTGCTTGGTACATGATGGGTGCCGACGGGCTTCGGGCAAAGATCACTCGCTCCATCGAAAACGAAAAGATCGGCTATACGGAAATGTTCTCGCGCTACGGCGATAAGTTTAGTAAGGTAACACCGGACGATGGCAAAGAACGTGAAGTATTTCTGAAGGCGCAGGCGGCTATGGTGGTCAAGGTAAACGCCCCGGAACGTAACGATATCATGCAGATTGTAAATCGTACCGGCGGAAGTCTCCGTCGGGTTTACACCGAAATAGAAAAGTTAAGAAAGGGGGGGGAAGCATGAAACGGGCCTATTCCCCAACAGAGGTGCAACAGATGAACATTCCCAGTTTTCCATTCGAGGGGAAATGGGAGGCCGCTTTCGGACATCCCGATCGTACAGGTGTATGGATTATTTGGGGTGAAAGCGGTAATGGAAAAAGCAGCTTTGTGATGCAATTGGCAAAATACCTTTGCCAGTGGTGTACGGTAGCCTATGACAGCTTGGAAGAAAGTACCGGCCTTTCGTTTCAGAACACTTTGAATCGGGAGCGCATGGAGGAAGTGAATTACAAGTTCAAAATATTGGACCGGGAACCAATGGATGACTTGAGTGAACGTCTTTTGAAACGTCGTAGTCCGGATGTGGTGATAATAGACAGTTTTCAATATACAGGATTGACTTATGCTGCCTACAAGACGCTCAAAGAAAAACATCGGAATAAGCTGCTGGTATTTGTCAGTCACTGCGAGGGTGAAAAACCGGAAGGACGTGCGGCGAAGAAAGTTGCCTATGACGCAGACATGAAAATATTTATCCGAGGATTCCGTGCCGTGTGTAAAGGAAGGTTTATCACCCAGCCTGGCAATTCTTATATAATTTGGGAGGAAGGTGCCGCCCAATATTCAATGAAGTAAAAATCGTAAATCATGAAATTATGGATGAAGTGATAGAAGCAATCGTAAACGACGCGGTGGAAAGAGCAACGGCCTTTTCCCCCGGCGACCAATCATTCATTTACAGTGAGGTATCAGACCGCCTGTCGGATTTATCGCATACGGCACTGATGACCGAGTACGGATTTAAAGAGGAGGATTTCGAATGAGCAGGAACTACGCACGTTTTTATATCCTCTTGAACCGTCTGCCCACGGAGGATAAGGACGAGTTGAAAGCCTCGCTGGTCAGCCAATACACCGGAGGACGCACCGAATCGCTCCGGGAAATGACCGTTAACGAGTACGACGCCATGTGCGAGGACATGCAGCGTATGGATGAGAATTACAAGGCGCGGGAAATCTACCGTGAGCAGCTGCGGCAGAAACGCTCCACGGTGCTGAAGTTGATGCAAAAGCAGGGCATTGACACGACCGACTGGAACCGGGTGGACGCCTACTGCCAGAATCCCCGGATCGCGGGCAAGAAGTTCGCCCGGCTGACGACCGGGGAACTGGATACGGTGGCCATCAAACTCCGGATCATCCAAAGGAAAGAGAGGGAAAAGAACACGGATTATTCACAACTAAATTAATTAAAGCTATGACAGAAGAAAGAAAAGCCGTTGAAATGACGGACGAAGAACTGAAACAATTCGAGGCGTTCAAGGCAGAACAGGCCGCCAAGCGAGCCAAGGAACAGGCCAAACGTGACCGCGAGGCCTACAAGGAACTGGTGGACGAAACGATCGAGGAGGCGATCCCGGACTTGCAAGCGGTAAGCGACTGCATCAAGACCGTGAAAAACGGCGTACTGAATAACTTCCGCCGCGTGATCGACATGAAGTCGGAAGTCTTGAAATTGAAAAAGGACGGCCAACGCACAGACACCTTTACCAATTCCGCTGGAGACAAGCGTATCACCGTAGGGTATTATGAAACCGATGGCTACCGCGACACGGTGGAGGACGGTATCGCCATCGTGAAGGAGTATATCGAGGGGCTTGCCGACAACAAGAAAACGAAGGCACTCGTAAAAATGGTACTCCGCCTGTTGGCCCGTAACGCGCAAGGAACGCTGAAGGCAAGCCGTATTGTCCAGCTTCGCAAGATAGCCGAGGAATCGGAAGACGAGCGTTTCATGGAAGGCGTGCAGATCATCGAGGAGGCCTACCAGCCGGCCATCAGCAAACAGTTCATCCGGGCCGAGATTAAGAACGATAACGGGGCATGGATAGCGATACCGTTAGGAATGACAGAGGCATGAAGGTAAAATCTGCCACCCTTACCCCCGGCTACTGGATATATGTCTGTCCCTGCGACTTTCAGTATTCGGTTTGTCGGGTGGATAAAACAGAGGGGAAATGGCTGGTATATTGTTTCAAATGCAAACAATCCAATGGAAAATATCACAAGATTATGGTAGAAAGAATAGAATTTTCTAAAAACTGGAACGGGAAATTGAACGGCGATAGCTTCACAACCATGAGGCTGCATGATCCCGTGAAATATTGCGTCGGTGCCGTCAAGCAGATTTACTTGAAGGGCATCTGGAAGGGGAATGCCCGGATCATAGACGTGAAACGCATCCACCTTTCGGATATAAACCTGTTCGTTTCAAAGTTGGACATGGGCCTTTCGGCGGAAGATTGCAGGCAGGCGCTTCGCGCCATGTACAAGCATCGCCCGGTCAATTGGGAAACCCAGCTGATCGACCTTTGCCTTCTGGAATACCTGAAGGAATCTAAAGAACCGGGATTGTTCCCGTGTCAGGAAGGGGAGGTGAGAGTATGAGCAGGAGCGTACAATCGATCGATCTTTTTATTGACAAATACACCCCCAAGACGGAGGTTGTGAAAGCCAGGGGCTTTATTTGCCCCTCCTGTAACGGGAGTGGCGGTTTCCAGGAAGAAATAGGGCGTGACGATTACAGGTGGAAGACTTGCCCCCGTTGTGACGGGACGGGTAGAATGAGGGCTGTCGTTACGGTGGACTGGAAAGCGGATTACGACTCTTGAAAACCTATGGTCCGAAAATGCCGGACAGCAGGTTTGGTCTGACAATGATTAATTTTTAAAACAGAGGAGAAATGATGAACAGTATTTTAAACAGGTTAAAAAGAAAAGCAGATCGACCGAATAAGACGGACGAACTGTTACCAAAACGGGAGAGAATGATCCCACCGCATATCGTGGTCTGCAAGGTCTGCGAGGGCAAGGGGACGAAAGAGGGCGCGACCTGCCCGCAGTGTAAAGGTTCCGGGCGTGTGATCGTATCGTGTGAGGTAACAACTTATGTATCGGCTTATGTGCCAGAAAACGATTAAAAATAATCAGTCATGGGAGAAAAAGTAAGAATAGTAATGGAATTGGATAAGAACGTGGTTCAGACAGCGTGTTTTTTAGCTGATATAAACCTGTCGGATGAAGTCTGGCAGAAAATGGTTGCAGAACCAATTCTTTTCCCCATGGAACTTGCGGGAGAACAAAAAAAGGAAATGGAATTGGGAATAGCAATGGCTGCTTTGGGTTTAACACTACAAAAACAGGAGGAAACAGAATAATTATGGGTTATGATTTAATACCAAAAAAAAAGGGGGTCGATTGTAAAAGCGGAATGATATTTACATGGCCCGTCATACTGAACGAAACCGGTGCTTGCTACCTGTTTGGCTATGGGGACCACACATTTTCTCCGGGAAAATATATTTATGTCGGTTCCCGGAAAGATGGCAGTCCGGTAAGCAATGACGGATTTGAAGTCACAAAAGAAGAAGCCTGTATCATGGCGAGGCTCTTTAGGGGGTATGTCTCTGTAAAAAGGGAGTTGAAGGAAGAATGGGACCAACTGTCGGAACAGGGACAAATCAAGATCAAATCCATGTTAGGGGAAAAAGCGGAACCACCGGCTGAAGAGTTCTTACATAAGATAGAAATGCTGGCAGATTTCTGTGAACAGTCGGAAGGCTTTAATATCTGTTGAATATGAATGCGACAGATCAAGCCAAATTATGCAAGGCAGGTTATACCATACTTCGCCGGATGGATTATCCTTCTCCATGCATAAAATTCAAAAGTGAAGCCAATCCGCATAGCTGGAAAAGATACGGCGATTATTACCCCAGCAAAGCGGAAAGGGACAGGAGCATGAAACGTTTATTGCAAAGCAACGATATAATAGAGGATTGAATTATGAACATGAAAGATTTAGGACTGGTTCCCAGTGTGGCACAATGCGTCAAAGATGCCGAAGGAACGGCGGAAATTATCAAGGAACAAATCCCACGATTGAGAAGCAGAGTCAAAAAACGGCAAAGTGAGAGAAGCCCTGAGTTTTTCGAGGCGGTGGTTTACCACTTGAAACGATTGCAACAGTTGGAATCGACGAAATAACCGGATAATAATTAGCAATCGGCGGAACAAAAAGCTGTCCCGCCGATTGTTTTTTGGGGTGATTGGTTTAAACAAACTTAAAAACCGTCTGTTCCAAACAAACTTAAAAGCCAATGCCGCCGTAAAATACGGTATAAAGCTGTACTTTTGTATTAAATACATTGATTTATGGCCAAAGGACGAGACAAACAGTTGATCAGAGAACGAAATGAAGCCCTGTGCCGCCGTTACTATTATTGGACGGAGGCGCAGAGCGTCCGCTTTGACCGTGCCCTGAAGATACTCTCCAAAGAGTTCTTTTTGTCGGAGGAGCGCATCATGGCCATTATCCGTGAACGCAGCAAGGTCGATCCGGATATCCACCCGGTCCCCAAAGTCCGTGCGCCCCGTTTAACCTTCAAACAGCTTTCCCTGTTCACGGACGATGCCGGCTATCCAATAGCGCAGATTCATCGCGATAGCTGAACGAGAACACAAATTCATACACCTTGATGTTTCCGGGCAGGGTATAATCCCGGCTTTTGACTCTGACCAGTTCGTCCATGTTCCGGCAGAACTGGAAGTTTTGCAGTGTCCGGTATAGTTTCCCGGCCATTTCCATACGTTCCTTGATACGCCCGGTCGTTCCGCTTCCGATGTGGGTATCGTGGTAACAGTCGATGCCCAGTCGGACGGTCAATGTTATTTCTCCCGCCTGCGTTCCCAGCCCGATGTCTTTCCAGTCCGCTTCGGTGTTTCCTACCAATACGCATGGAAACGTCACCGGATAAAAATCCTCGTTTTCCGAATTCATTCCTTCCAGTTGGCCGTAGTCCTCGTCGATGTAGGCTATTTCCGGCATTTCATTTTCTATCCTTTTCAGGATTGCGATGTACAGTTCTTCCATGTTGTTTATTTTAAAATGTTTCTTATTTCCGCTTCGACGATTTGCCTGATTTGTTTGTTCAATTCCGTGCTTTCACCGATAAACTGGCGTTGAGGGATTTTTACCTTCAACTTTTTCTTCCGGGTAAGGGCGAGCCCTTTCCACATACCGGCCTCCGGCGGCAGTTCTCCTTGCCTTGTTTTACCCTTTTTCCGTTTGCCTACCGCTTTGTAATACATCGCCCATGCAAACTTCCGCATCCGGGGTGTCACGGTCGGATGTGTCTCGCCTCCCCAGTTATGCAGCGGGGCGTATTCCACGTCGTTGGCCACCCTGACGCGGTAGTCTCCCGGTGTATATTTGACGGATGAGAACAGATGGTTACGCCGTGAGAGCAGCGGGCCGTAACCTGCCGCCGCCGACTTGGAGCCGGAGTTTTGTCGTTTCGTCTGCGGCCAGCGCTGCAGGCCGCCATTGACAAAGCCTCCCTTGCGGAAGTTATCCTGGTAATGGTCTTTGGCCATGCGTCCCACCTTGATGGGCAGCTCGCGGCGCATGAGCGTGTCCAGTTCCTTCTGTTTAGCCTTGAGCGAGGCCGAAAAATCTTTTATATTCATATTATTGTTGTCCTTTCAAATAAAAACCGTATTTTTGTGAAAACTATCTTTTTATGAACATACCTGAACAAGTAATCAAAGAAGCCGGCAACATGATGGAACAATATGGCGGCAATCTTGAGTATCTGGGTGACGTTGACGGCCAAAAGGCATGGTTGCTGCGTCTACCGGATGATCTTGTTATAGGCTTTCCGTTCCTGTACTTGTACAAAGACGGCGAGGCCATTGAGATAACAGGGCCTTCAGTCTTCGATTTCATAGGCTTATATGTCAAAGATGTCGAAGAAGTCGAGGTTGAATAGTTTGTTGTCTATTCTCATGATCCCCCTGCAGCTGTGAGAAGTTGCCGCTCCCATCTCACACAGGTATTTGACATCCTTCCATTCCATCCCCGATCCGGCCGAGTTATCGCTTTGCGGTTCTATATAACGAAGTTCCCCGTTGGCAAACCGTTGTAGGATGGTAGCGTGTCCGCCTCCGTTTTTCCAACCGATGCACAATTCATAAACACCCTCTTCCTTGCAGATTTCATTGAAAAACTCCTTATACCTTTTGGGCGTCATTTTCAAGTATCCCTTTGTGTAAAGCCAGTCGTTAATGCTGGTATGTTGCGCAGTTGTTCCGTCCGCATTCTTCCAGACTTCAAAAGCGCGTCCTTTGCTCAGATATTCCAGTTTTGAACCGGGCACATTCCCTTTTGCCGTGATATCAAATCCTTTTAAACGTAAGGCATAGGCCGGAGCACAAGTCTGGCAATTGATGTTGTAAGGCCTGGCTTTTTCCCGGTCGTATTCCATGTTCTTTCTATATCTTCGCCCGGCTTTATCCTGATAAGTTCCGTTAGGGTCTAATATGAACTCATTTGTATGTTTCGGGTTCGCATTCTGCTTGTCCGCCTCTTCCACGCTCATGGGTTTGCCTTTGGTGATCCCGAGAACTTTTTCCAGTTCAAGGTTATGCATGGCGATGGCCTTCTTTTCCTCATACGTCAGGTTACCCGGCATTTCCGCTATCATTTCGTTTATCCGTCTTGTCAAGGCGTCCACCGCTTCCTGCGCTCCCGTATGGGCCTCAGCCATATACGGGTGTTTGTCCGAGAACAGTCTGGCGTCCTTACCCGGATTGTTCTCCAGCCCGTCCTGCGGCTTGTCGGCGGGATCGAAGTCGGGTAGGGGGGTAGGCTCCTCGTCCGTGGATGAGAGGGAACATTTGCAGTTCCAGCGGTCGCCCGGCCGGTGGTTATTCCAAAACGGATCATCAATGGGCCGTATCGTTCCCCAGAACCGGCGGTGGTCGGCTCCCGGATGCAGGGAGGTGGACGGCATCCATTTCAGGTTGGGCAGCACGTCCTTCTCACGCTCGAACTGTCGCCAGTTGGCGGCCTGGTGCGCCCGGATTATCGCCGTATCGTATTCGGTCTCCAGCCACTGGTAGATTTGATGGTCCGCAATGGGCATGACCTCTTTCGCCCACCGTTCGAACGGTTTTAAAACGCCGTTCGAATCGAGCAGCAGCGCGGCCATGTCGTTCTGCATGCGGTGTACCTTGAAGGCGGCGAATACGGCGTTGTTTCGTTTCAGTTCCTCGTAGAAGTCATGATCCGGATCATCTGCCGGACGCTTTCCGAACCCTTTGTCGGTGGCGATGTCGAGCGTATCCCAGACGGCACGGAACATCTGAAGCTCGATGTCCGTCATGGGGTGGAAGTCCTTTTCGTAGATGCGGCGCACGAACGCCTCCAGTACGTCCCGGTCAAAAGTGAAACCGGAGGATACCTCGCCTGCGGCATTCCGATAAAGAGTGTCGACTACCAGTTTAAAGCCGCCCCGTCTTTGTGCGGGGCGTGGTCGAAAAAACTCTTTAGCCACGCCATGAAGTTCCTTTTCCGTCTCCCCGTGGGGGCTTCATCCTCTTTGTCCGGCTTTTCCTCGGGCTTTTCTTTTTTGCCTTCCGGCGGAACGGGCGAGGCCGGTGTTTGTGTCTTTTGGGCGGCTTCCGCTTTCAGCTGCTTGTAGTTCTTCGGTTTCTCTATGCCGAACTTTTCGTAGAGAAAATCGTCATCGATGGGCAGGTTGAAGTCCCTTTTCAGGGTGGAGAGGACAGTCATTTCGGTTTTCGTGTCCGTTTCCTTCTGCTCGGGGAAACAGAACTTTCCGCCGGAGGTATCGATGCCCATTACCTGGAAAATGTCGGTCATGTCGTAGTTAAGCACGTTCAGCAGGAAACGGCAATCCGACTTCAGCTTTTTGTCCTCCACCTTCTTGTGTACCGTGCCCAGGGCCTGTGTCCCGGTCTTGGAGGCTTCCGTGGTCAGCGTGTTGCCCAGTACCAGTTTCGATATCTCGCTGTTGCAACGCTCGCAGAGTTTGTCGTATAGGTCCGCCGATCCGCTCTTGTTACCCGCTTCCTTGAGGTTCAGTTCCGTGTCCTTGCCATGAATGAACACGCCCAATGATCCGACACCCGTCGCGTCTTCGATGGCACGCTGGCGTGCCTCGTCATCGTCTGTCTCGTAGGTGTACTCCTGTATGGGCATCCCGAAAACTTCGGCGAACTGCGCCCAGTCGGCCATGTCGTTACGCTTGTAGATGACCCACGGCGCGGCCTTCGCCAGCAGCCCCATATCGTCCTTGTCCCCGACAAAGAGCAGGTCGGGGTATTCATCCCACGGGGTTCCCGTGATGTCCGTCTGGTGGCGTAATATGAGGCGGCGCACGGGGTCGGCGTGCTTTCGGGGGATCAGGTCGTAGTTGATCCACGGTCCTTCGCGGTAGAACTGCATGAGCGAGAATCCCCACCAGCGGGCGGCAAGGATATCCTCGATGCAGCGCCGGAACCACGGCGACTGCAACTGCTCGTTTATGCGCTCGTCCGGTTTCCCGTCGCGCTGGAACTCTATGTCCAGTGCCAGCACGGCCTCGACCCTTTTGTCGATGACGCTGGACAGGTGCGTGTCCATCAGTATGTCGCTGTACAGGTCGTACAATTTGAACCGGCGTGAGTAGTCCACGTTTTCGAAGGCGTGGATGGCCGCCGTCATGTCGGCGATGTCGATGCCGAAACGTCTGGGCTGCGTGAGTACGATGGTTTGCGTGCCCGTGATGCCCGGCCGGCGCAAGTTCCCGCCTACGGTGATGCGCCCTGTATTTTTCTTTCTTCTTCCCATGATTTAAAAATGGTTTGAACGTTTATGGTTGCTTTTTATGATAAAGCCGGAGCGTGTCCGGCGTTCTTCCTGCGGCAGCAGCGGTGCGCCGTCGATGCTGATGTTCCCGTCCGCCACCGCCTCCAGCCATTCCTTTGCCCGGTCGTAGCGGTCTTTTCGGACGGAGGACATGTTGCGCGGGTTGTGGATGCAGAAGATGTGGTACACCGTGATGTCCACGGCCATCATCAGCACCAGCTGGTTGCGTTCCTGACCGGTTGCGGCGAACAGGCGGTCGCAATCATACCGCCGTGAGAGGTATCCCCTCATTTCGGCCAGCGTACGGTCCTCGCATATCTCCACGATGGACTCGTCCTCGCGTGTCAGCGCGTCCAGTATCTCGCGGTGGATACTGGCGTCATAATCTGTCAGTTCGATAAATTGGCTCATTGTCTGTACTTGTTATTTTTGCGCAACACGCTTCGGGCGATCTTCTTTGCCGGTTCCATGTCGCGCTGTTTACGGTCTATGATACGGTTCCCGCCTTCCACGCAGTCCGGCCCGTCGGCGGGATATGTAAGCTGTAGGTTGAAGAGCCGGAACTGGTCTGCCAGCCGCTTCATGTGTGGATTGTCCCGCTCCGCCTCGTTAAAAATGAGGTTCCCTTCCCGGTTGAGCGGTTCGAGGTTGGCTTCGATACGGGTGGCCTTGTCCGTTTTCTTGTCCTCGTCGCCTCTGATGTAGAGCTCCACGCCCTGCTCGCGGCGCACCTTTCTGACCAGTGGCTGGAACACCTGCTGGAAGAAGGGGTCTTGCAATTTGTTGTTCTCCATGTAACAGTACACGGGGCATCGTCCGCCTACGAAGTCCAGCAGCTGTACGTACCACTGGATGAACTCTGCGTTCAATCCCCGGTCGAGAAATGCCTTGATGACATATAACCGCCCGCTGATTTTTCCCAGGAGGCAGAGCGCCTTTGTGGAGCTCTTCTTGCTTTTGTTCTCGCCCGGTGTGGGGTCGCCGTAGATGACGAGGAACTTGAATTTGGAGAGGGCGGGCACTTTCCCGTAGGCGATCTCCTGGAACACCTCGCCGTCGGCCACCGGGTTGTTGAAAAACTCCTTCTGGGCGGCGGACGCGCTGACCAGGGATAGGAACAGGTCGATGTCCTCTTCCGAGTTCTTTTCGGGCCATGAGGATACGCCGTTTTTACCCCGTATGTTGATGATATCCACATGCCCGATGCCCTTCGCCTTCAGTTCCTCCGCCTTTTCAATGGCGCGTGTGATGCAGCAGTCCGCCGCGATGATGTTCCCGTTGAACAGCACCCGGTAATGTCCGGATACGGACATGGTCGGTATCAGTGCCTCTTCCAGCCACTTCCATTTGGCCTTGATGCGTTCCGGGTTGCGGCATTCCTCGTCGGTGTCTATATCGTCAATCAGGATGCAGTCCGGACGGAAGTTCTTGTTACGTGTACCACGGGGCGACTGCCCGGCTCCGATGGCGCGGAAGGAACATCCCGACTGGCAGGTAAATTCCCCTGTTTCCCACGCGCCCGGCTTTTTCTGCGTCCCGTAGTCCTGTATGATACGCTGGTTCTCCTCGAGATTGGCCATGAAGGGCAGGAGCAGACGCTGGGCGTTGTCCTGCGAGTTGGAGATGAGCAGCACGTTGCGCACCCGGCGGGTCAGCGCCAGCTTGATGATCTCCATCATGGCGCGTGCGGACTTGGCCAGCTCTCGTGACCAGGCCCTGACCTCGTACCATCTTTCATGCGCCATCATACGCCGTGTCGCCCTCTTGTGGAAGTCGGCGGGATTGCAGGTGTAATACTGCGCGAAGTAGTAGCGGAACCATGCCTCGTCGTCCGCCTCCAGCCGTTTTTTTCTGGTCTCGATCTCGGCGGTGGAATCCGCCGGGTTGATGTCCGAGTTTTCCCGGATGGAAGCGACCAGTTCGTTCCATCCTTCCAACGCCATCCGGTCTTGTGGTGTAAGCCTTTTCTTTGCCATGTCCTATGCGAGTTTTGATTTGACAAAAGCGTCCAGCAGCGGGCAGACCTGTTTGGCCTGCTCCGCGTCGTAGGTACGCAACCATTTGAGCAGGTCGGCGAACACGGACGTGATATCCGCCAGTCCGACCTCCGTTTCCATCTTCTTGATGGCGTTTGCCAGCTTGGAGATGGTATCCGCTTCCGCGGCGTTGGGAAACCGCTGTCCCTGTTCCCGCTGGGCGATCTTGCCGTTGAGCTCGGCCAGTTGTCGGTACAGGTTCTTTAGTTGTTCCTCCTTGGTGATCGTGACCGATACCTTCAGGTGTTCCCAGTTTTCTGCGTTGATCCATTTGTTCACGGTGACGCGCGACACCCCCACCCGCTCGGCGATTTCCGCCTGCGTGAGGTTTTCCTTTACGAAGAGCAGTTTCGCCCATTCCTTGCGCTGTCCGGTAGTCATTTTATCCGCCATAGTGTCTTTTTTTAGACAAAGGTGGCTAAAAAACGACGTTCGGGAAAAAACTTGCCGCATGATACAACTTTATAGCGTAATGATAACATTATAAGCCGTGTATGATAAAAATCCGATTTGCCTGATCCCCTAAATACCTTCATTTTTGCACCGTAAACACGGCGGGAACCCGCCCTAAGCGATATAGAGAAATGAACCGTTTTTTTAATATGATACCCGGTGAGGACGCCTGCTGCATCCTTTTGTACGGTGACATCGGCGAATACAGCGATGTCACGGCGGCCGCCATAGTTCGCGAGCTCATGGAGGCGGAGGCATCGGGAAAAAGGATCGATGTCAGGATAAACAGCAACGGCGGTGATGTCTATACAGGTATTGCCATCTTCAACGCCCTGCGCGGCAGCAAGGCGGATATCCATATTTATGTGGACGGCATCGCCGCCAGCATGGCCAGCGTGATCGCCCTGTGCGGAAAGCCCGTCGAGATGAGCAAGTACGCGAGACTGATGCTGCACAGCGTTTCGGGAGGTTGTTACGGCAACAAGACGGAACTCAGGCGCTGCTTGGAGGAGGTGGAGGCGTTGGAAAACACCCTCTGCGAGATGTACGCCCCGAGACTGGGCACCAGCGTGGAGGAAATCCGGGCGCGTTACTTTGACGACGCCGACCACTGGCTGAAGGCGGACGAGGCCCTCTCGCTGGGTTTTATCGACGGGGTTTATGATGCCGACCCCGTACCGGAGGACAGTACGCCCGAACAGGTTTACCGCATATTCAACAACCGGCTTGAACAGCCATTAAACGATACCCAAATGAATTTAGAAGAAGTAAAGAAACGTCCGCGCTTCAAGGATTGCGCGACGGACTCGGACGTGTTCCGCGTGATGGACGCGCTCGAGGAGGAGGCGGGAAAGGTTCCCGGCCTGACAGCCGAGGTGGACAGGTTGAAAAAAGAGAACAAGGCTTTTACGGACAAGGCCAAAGAGGAGGACGAGGCGGCAAGGAAAAAATTGCTGGACGATGCCGAGGCCGACGGCCGTATCGATGCGACCACGCGTCCGGTGTATGAGAACCTGCTTAGCTCTGACCGCGAGAACGGGGAGAAAGCCCTTCGGAGCCTGAAACCGAAAAAGAGAGTGACCACTGACCTGCGCGTGGAAGTGGGAGGCGAAAGCCCGTGGGACAAGCGCATGTCGGAAATCAAGAACAAACTAAACCGATAAACAATGGCAATAGTAGTAAAGAACACCAATTACAACGGCGAGGTACTGGAGCAGATCCTGACGCTTGCCGCCACGGGGAACGAGATCGTCGAGAAGGGGCTGATCATGGTCATTCCCGGCGTGGAGAAAAAAATCAGCCTGCCGCGCCTTAAAAGCGGCAAGATGTTGCAGAAACGTAAGGAACACCCGGGCATCGAGGATTCCAAGGGGAATTTCAACTATTCGGAGAAATCCCTTGACCCGGTGGACTTCATGGCCTTTACCGTGTTCAATCCCCGCGCCTACGAGCAGATTTGGCGCAAGTGGCAGCCCAAGGGCAACCTCGTGTTCGCCGAACTGCCCCCTGAAGGACAGAACGCCCTGCTGGCCGAGCTGACCAAGCAGGTGAAGTTCGAGCTGGGTGACCATTTTATCAACGGCACGTATGGGGATGACGACGACCATCTGATGAACGGTATCCTGACACAGATGACGAAAGATACCGAGCTTATCATCGTATCGGGTAAGCCGGCGACCATGCTGGAGAAGTTGAAGGCCGTTCGTAAGGCTATCCCCGTGGCCATCCGTAACAATCCGAACCTGCGCATTATCATGAGCGTTAACGATTTCGACAAGTACGACGATGAGTTGACCGAACGGGAGGCCAAGAACGCCAGCGAGACGGACGTAAACAGCAAGCGTTACAAGGGCATCACCATCGAGACGCTCTCCGCGTGGCCGGACGATCTGATCGTGACCACCCTTTGCTCGATGGGCGCGGACGGCAATTTCTTCGCCGCTGTCAACTTGCAGGATGACGAGGACGTGATCCAGATCGACAAGGTATCCAACGCCAGCGAGTTGTATTTCTTCAAGTTGCTGATGAAGGCGGACACGAACATCGCTTTCGGCGAGGAGGCTGTCGTACTGGATACCCGTACCAACCCCGTGTTCAAGGCCGCGGAGAAAACCATTTCCGTAGAACCGGCCACCCTCACGTTTGAGAGTACCGGCGGCACGCAGAAGGTTGCGGTAACGGCTTCCGGTGAATGGAAAGCGAGCGCAGCTCCGGCAGGTTTCAAGGTGGTGGAAACGGACGAGGACCTGACCGTTACTGCAGAGCCTAACACGACCGGCAACGACAAGACCGGCACGATCACCCTCACCCTTGATGCCGATCGTAGTAAGACGGCCAAAATCACCCTGACCGCCAAAAAGCAGGGAGGGGGTGCGTAATGGCCAAGTTGAAATACCTTGTCATCCATTGCACGGCCACGGCGGAAAGCCGTGAGGTGTCATCGGCGGACATCCGCCGTTGGCACACCGCCCCGGTAAGCGAGGGCGGCCGTGGCTGGAAACAGGTGGGTTACACCGACCTGTTTCACCTCAATGGCGGCGTGGAGCGTTTGGTGGACAACAACGAGGACGCAAATGTAGACCCGTGGGAAGTCACCAACGGTGCGGCGGGTTACAACTCCGTTTCCCGGCATATTGTGTATGCCGGAGGATGTGCCGCTGACGGCAAGACTCCGAAGGACACACGTACGGCCTCTCAGAAGAAGGCATTGGAGAAGTATGTGAAGGATTTCCACCGCCGCTTTCCGGATGTTCGCATTGTAGGACACAATGAGTTGGCGGCGAAAGCCTGCCCCAGCTTTGACGTACAGAAATGGCTTAAAGAAATCGGTATTAACCAATAAAAAAAAGAAGAAAGAAATGAAACGAATTATGTTGTTTTTGATGCTGATGCTTGGAACGGTGTCGGCAGTAATGGCCCAAGGAGTCGATGTTCCGGTTACGGATTATGACGCGATGATTGGCACGTTTGCCGGTTTTGCGGCCGGTGTGGTAGTATTGACGGAAGGCTTGAAAGGCTTGTTTCCGAATATGAAAGGCTGGGTAACCCAAATTGTCAGCTGGTGCGTCGGTATTGCGGGCGCCATGTTGCTGTGGTGGCTGGATGCCGGATTTGTGTCGGATGTCCAGTGGTATATAGCCCTGCTTTACGGTTTCGGTGCGTCCCTTGTCGCGAACGGGATTGCGGACACGGGACTGGTGCAATGGCTTATCGGCCTTATAGTCAAGAAATCGGAAAGCAAGTCATAAACGGGTATCAGAG